GGCAGGAACTCATTGAACACATGTTTCCAGGCGTCCTTCTGCAGATCCTTGCGGAACCGGTTGCGGGTGACGGCCTGCCCTTCGATCGTCACCTGCAGGCCCAGATCCTTGCCGAAGAATCCATCCAACACGTTGCGAAGGCGCACGCCGGCCTCGACCTGCTCATCGAAGATCCGGCACGCCTCCACGTAGCGGTTCACGATGTCGCGGCTGCGGCGGTAGGGGATGATCCCTTCGCCCTGGGCCTCGATGTCGTCGGGCCCCAGGAAGAACCCATCGAACTCGTCAGCGTCGCTTACACGTTGGCCGGGTTTTGTCAGGCGAACCAGGCCAACGGTGACACGTGTGGGCCGCTCAGCCGAATTGAACGCCTCGCCGAGGTTTTCGCTGCTGCCGTAGGCCTCGATCAGCTTCGCGAGCTGGAGCTGCAGGCCCCGGTACTGGCCGCTGATTGTGTTCCAGTTCGCTAGCGCGACGATCTCGCAGCCTGGTGGGGCGATCGCCCAGGCGTGGAGGATGTGAGCCTCATCGGCCGAGAACGGCGGGTTCATCACGATCAGATCTACGTGGCTGATCTGGTCGGCCGTGACCGCCAGCCAGTCGTTGCTGATCAGGCGGCTGCTGGGGATGGCCGCGAGGATCGCCCGGAGCTTCGGCTCGGGCTCCACGGTCAGCACCTCCGCAGCGCCCCGGGTCAGGCACTCGCTCACCAGGTTGCCAGATCCGGCCGAGGGCTCCACCACAACCCGACCGCGCAGGTCGAGCGGGTCGAGCATGGTGGCCGCCACGTCCGGCGGCGTGGGGTAGAAGTCGGGGTTGAACATCACGCCACCTCCCGGTCGCGAGGGTGAACCCAGGGCAGGCCGATCAAGCGGAACAGCTCCGACTCGGTGCGGACTGGCATCACTTTCCCGTCACGTCGGCGCACTAGCCCGCCCTCAGAGCGGTAGCCGGCCCGGACCCAGGCGCGGGCGAGCACCTCATGGGACCATCGGGCAGAGCCGGTGCGGATGGCCAGCTGGAGGCCGTAGCCGTCGGACTCAACCATGAACAGGTCGAGCTTCATCCCGCAGGGCAGCATGCGCTGGGTGTAGCGGCAAGGCAGCTCGCCCCGCACCTTCGTCCACTGCTCCACCACGGCGGCCAGGCCGTCGCGGAACAACGGCGTGGCGTTGTAGGGGCGCGGCACGCAGACGATTTCGATGTCGCCCACGGTGGGTGTCTCGCGGCGCATCGAGCCGGCGAACTGGGCGATCTCACAGTGCGGCTGGATCTGCTGCAACACGGGCACCGCGATCTCCACCGCCTGATCCCATGGCATGCGGTTGGCGGTGGTGCTCATGCCGCCCCCCTGAGCTGCTTCTCAACGATCGCCAGCAGGGTGGCGGGCACCTGCGGAAACAGTGGCAGCCAGCGGGAGGGGTCCCAGCCCTGGCCGTCCCATCGGGCGATCTGGTCGAGCAGCTTCCGCTTCTCGCCCATCTTCAGGAACTGAATCAGATCCTGCCGGCCCGACATCATCGGGTCTTGATACACCGTCCACCGTGGGCCGAAGCTGTAGGAGTGGTGGTCCTGGTGAAGGATTTTCATGCCGCCACCTCCAGGGGCTTGCCGAGGATCTCCAGGCGGTCCAGCCGCACGATCGAGTGTGCGTCCTCCTCTTTGATCAGGCGCAGGGTGCCGATGATGCCCACCAGACTGCCCTGGTCCATCGACTCGAACGCTTCGATGTCGCGCTCACGGTGCGCCTGGCACTCGACGACCAATTCAGGCCGGTAACCGTTGACTTTGACGGTGAGCAGGAAGGAGACGTAATCAGCGTGGCAGCGCAGCCGTGAGGCGCGGCCGACGAGGGTGATGCTGCGTTTGGACATGAGGGGAAAAGCGATGGGATGGTGCCGGGATCAGTGCTTCCGGCGGGCCCTGGCGGTCAGGCAGGCTGAACCACGTAGTAGCTGTAGCTGGCGAGGCCGCGCCCAGGCTGGGTGTAGACGCCAGCGTGGTGGAAGACTTTGACGGCCTCGCCGCCGGCCCGGCGCTTGCGAGCTTCCTTCAGGGCGGCTGCTTTAGAAGAGTGCTTGGTGGTCATTGGAGCGGGGGAGGTGCGCCCTCTCGGGCTGTGGGCACAACCTACGGCACATTGACGGGGCATCACGGCGGCGCGTCACAATCGTTAACAATCGCGTCCCATGGGCTGCCCGTTACCTTCCACCTCCCCCTCAGCACCGTCCGGTGGCCGTTCAGAAAACCCCGCATCGTCCCCGTCGGGATCCCCCGCGCCGCTGCCCACTCCGTCCGCTGGCTGATCGGCACCCGCACCGTTCGGCCGCTCTGCACATCCCGCAGCCGCCAGCCTGGCTCATCCTCTGGTCGCGGCTCATCGCCCTCGCTGCGCTTCACCCACCACACCCAGTTCCCGCCGGTGTTGCTGATCATCGATCGCCGCAGCAAGCCAAGCCGTTCCAGCTTCGTCAGGCATCGATTGAGCGATGACCGGTCGGTCCCGAGCTGCTCAGCCAGCTCAGCCAAGTCGGGCCACCACCCTGGACACAGCTGCTCCAGCTGGACCAGGGTGATGAGCAGTTCGATGCGGTAGCGCCGCCGCAGCGACGCCAGGAACTCCGCTTCGATCACGGCTCAGAACGGCGGATCTTCATACCCGCCGGCCGGGGGCTGGCTGTTCCACACCGGCGGCGGCTGGAGGGCCGGCTGAGCGGGCTGAGCAGGGGCAGCAGCCACCGGAGCAGGGGCAGCCACGGGAGCCGGAGCAGGGGCAGGGGCAGGGGCAGGGGCAGGCGCAGCCGCTTGAGCCGGGGCCGCGGCCGCGGCCTGCTGCTGCTGGCCGCTCTCCCCCAGCTTCTCGAACGCCTCGACGGTGAACCGCTCCGCCAGGCCCTGCTGACCATCGCGGCGGGTGAACAGCTCCGGCGGCTCGACACGACCTATCAGGAACACCTTGTCGCCCTTGCGCAGGATGTCCGTGATCAGCTCCGCTGTGCGTCCCCAGGCCGCGCACTTCACCCACCGCGCTGGCAGCTCCGTCCCCTGGCGGCGCGTTTGCCGCACCGCCAGGGAGAAGTCGGCCACCACACGTGGCTGGCCATTGTTCTCAATCGTCCTCAGCTCTGGGTCTCGGCCGAGGTTGCCTGTGAGTTGTCCGATGAAAGCCATGATGGATCGAGTTTCTCGAATGAATGAATCCCCTCGACGGGGTATAAAACCCGGCTGCCAACCCGGATGAATGGCGGGCCCTTGCCCGCATAGCGCCAGTTGGCCAACGTCTGGTCGCTCAGTCGCCAGCGATCGGCGACTTCCTTGCTCGTCAGATACGCACGTTCACCCATAGGCCGCACTCCTTAGAACGGATCATCTGCAACCACTTCTGGCTGCAATACTTTCTGCTCTGCAACATCCCCGACAGGCGAGGATTCGTCAGAGTCCGGCTCTGACACTGCAGCGGCTTCGCTGACCGCTGCGATCTGCCGGTTCAGCGCCGCGACCGTCACCGGCTCCGCCTCGATGGCTGCCGGCTGGGCCTGCTGCTCATCGATCACCGCCACCTGCGTCACACCCTGGCTCAGTGCGTTGTCGCTCTGCAGCACCTGGTCGAGGTCGTTCGAGCTCGGCAGACGCTTCGCCAACCTGCGGATGACGGTCTTCTTCGCCATCTCGCCCCACTCGCTCGCCCAGCACGCCTTGCCGATGCCCGTGGCCTTCGCGCGGATCTTCTCCACCTGCGCCACGCTCATCACCTCGCGCTGGATGTCGCCATCCCGGAACTTGGCGATGGCGTAGACCGCCAGGGGCTTCGACTGCTTCGCCAGGTTGGGCTTGTGGTGGATCCGCTCGTTGTCTCCGAGCTCGAAGTCGAACTCATCGCCCTCATAGACGACGTGGGCCCTGATGCTGCTGATCTCGCCCGACTGGCGGATCTTCTTCAGGATCCCGCCCACCATCGGGAGGTAGGCCACCGTCTTCCCGCCGTTCTGGCGGTCGTTGTAGACGCTCAGCCCTGCCTCTCGGCCGTCGAGCAGCAGGCCATCCTGAGCTGCCTTCATGCAGGCGCTCATCAGCGTCCTCCTATCGGCCCCCAACAGGTCCGGCTGCATCTGAACCGCAGTGACGACGGTGCGGATGAAGCGGTCGGCAGGGATCGCAGACGGCAAGGCCGTCTCGAACTCCCGGGTCATGCGGCCCAGGTCAGCTCGAAGCTGACTCACCTGGGCTGGTAGTTGAAGCTGGCTCATTGCAATGGAGTCTCAGTAACGAATGGTGTGATGGTCAGTCCTTGTTCCAGCCAGGCAGATCGATCGGCTCCTGGATCTGGTCCCCGTAGCCCGGCCAGCTGTTGTTCCGCCAGCAGTCCGCCAGCACCGTCATGCCGGCCTCGATCCGCCGGCGGCCGGCGTCGAGCAGGGCCTCGGATGCGGGATAGACCGCGACGCCATAGGGGCGTGCGTTCTCTACCACCAGGCAGAGGAACAGCTCGCCGCCCTGGGCGTCCAGATTCCAGGCTGCCTGGACGTGGTAGTCGAAGTTGCTGATCGATCGGCAGAACTCCTGCCTGCTGGCGTCGGCTGCCGTCTTCACGTCGACCACGATCCGGCGATCGTCGCTGTGCCAGTCCGGCCGGGTCTTGCACTCCAGTCCCGTGGCCTCATCGGTCCACGTGTATGAGGCCTCCCTGCGGCCGGGGAGCTCCAGCAGGAAGGCCGCGGCCGGGTGCTTGCGCACGGCATCAGCCATGCGGCGCACCTCGTCGGCATCGTCGGGCGTCAGCACGATCTTGCCTTTGCTCTCGGCCTCGAACTCAGCAGCCAGCTCCTTGCCCACCCTGGTGCGGCGGTCGAAGGTCTGCTTCGGCACGGCGATGGTGCTGTTCCAGAGGTCCGGCTCGAGGATCGCGGTGTGGAGCGCTGTGCCCTTCAGCATGGCGTCCGACGGCGGCTTCTTCACCCGGTCTTCGGCCAGGAACTGGTCGAAGTAGTGGAGCGGGGACCGCTTGAGGATCTTGATCTGTGACGGGCTGACCGCCTTGAGGTGGTGATAGTCCTCGTTGCTGAGGTCGGGATGGTGGATGAGCTTCGGGGCCATCAGCGGCAGGCCTCCACACGCAGTTCCAGCCACACGGCGTCCCAGGTCGTGACCTTCGGGCCGTCGGTGAGGCGGTTGAACGCAGCGGCTTCGTTCGTGGCTTGCAGCCAGACGAATGCAACGGTGAGAGAGAGGATGATCAGCGATCGCGTGAGCGTTAAAGCGATCGCCCCAAACAGGCGTCCCATCTGTGAATAGCGGGGGTCGAGGCCGACCATAAACGCTTCCCGGACCATACTTTCACCTCCCGCTAAATACCGTCACATACTGTTACAAACCATTGATTTCGGCTGATAATCTGCGATCCTTGCCCCTACGTCAACCGCCAACCTCTCGCCTCTCGCATGCTCGCGCTCAGGCCCTTTCAGGTCACCGCAACAGAGGAGATCCGCCATGCCTACAGGCTCGGGCATCGCACCGTCCTGTTCGTGCTGCCCACCGGCGGCGGCAAGACCTTCACCTTCGTCCACGTCGCCGAACGGGCCGCCGCACGCCAGAACCGCACCCTCATCCTCGTGCACCGCCAGGAGCTGGTCGATCAGGCCTCACGCGCCATCGATGCCGTCGGCTGCCCCCATGGCGTCATCGCCTCCGGCTACCGCATGGACCTGCGATACCCCGTGCAGGTCGCATCCGTGCAGACCCTCGTGAAGCGCCTGCACCTCATCCCGCACGACTGGTTCCAGCTGGTGGTCGTCGACGAAGCCCATCACGCCGTCGCCGGCACCTGGGCCACCATCCTCACCTCCATGCCCAACGCTCGAGTGCTCGGCGTCACCGCCACACCAGAGCGGCTCGACGGCAAGTGCCTCGGCGGCATGTTCCAGGTGATGATCCTCGGCCCCGATGCCGCCTGGCTCACGGATGAAGGCTTCCTCACCCGCGCAAAGATCTACCACCCCAAAGGCCTCGACCTCTCGATGGTCAAGCGGGTCGACAGCCGCAAGGGCAAGCAGGAGGCCGGCGAGATCCTCCGCCGCCGGCAGTTCATGGGCGATGCCGTCACCCACTACAGCCGCACCATCGCGCCGCTCCACAACGGCACCGCCATCGCCTTCACCCCCAACCTGGAGGTGGCCACCACGCTCTCCGAGGCCTTCCGAGAGGCTGGCATCTCCTCGGCCGTCATCGACGGGAAGCTCGATCGTAGGCAACGCCGGCGCATGATCCGCGACCTTGGCGACGCCTCCCTTAAGGTGCTGGTATCGGTCGATGTGATCTCAGAGGGCACCGACATCCCCTCCGTCGCTGGCGCCATCCTCTACAGGCCCACCGACTCGCTGACGCTGTTCCTGCAGCAAGTCGGCCGCGTGCTCAGGCCCATCTACGCCACCGGCTTCGACCTCGACTCCACCTCAGGCCGCCTGGCCGCCATCGAGCGCGGCGGCAAGCCCTTTGCCGTGATCAACGACCATGTGGGCAACAGCTACATCGGCGACGTCGTCAAGCACGGCACACCCACCGACTACCGCCCCTGGTCCCTCGAAGGGAAGGTTGCACGCGAGAAGGCCGAATCCGCAGCGCCACCGATCAAGATCTGCCCGGCCTGCTGCTGTCAGATCCCATCGATCTCCAACCCATGCCCTGAGTGCGGCCACCAGTTCGAGGTGATCGTGCGAGAGATGCAGGTCGTCGAAGGTGACCTCGAGGAGCTCGACCCTGAGCTGGCCAAGCGCCAGAGCCGCCGCGAAGTGGCCCAGGCCCGCACCAAGGAGGAGCTCGAAGCGATCGCCCGCGAGCGCGGCTATAAGCCAGGCTGGGTCACCCACATGCTCAACGCCCGAGGAGGCCGCAACCGCTATGCCCAGGCGCAGTTCCGATGAGGCCGCCGTCTCTGCAGCCATCGCCCTGGAGTTCGGCCGCGGCCTCATCAGGCTGCTGCGCAACAACGTCGGCTCGCTCTTCGATCGCAACGGCCGCCCCGTGGCCTACGGCCTCGGCTCTCAGGGCGGCAAACCATTCCGCGGCTCTTCCGATTGGATCGGCTGGCGCAGCATGGTCGTCACGCCCGAGATGGTCGGTCAACGCATCGCTGTCTTCGTCGCCATCGAGACCAAGGACCTCGCCAAGGCCACCGCTGACCAGGAGCGCTTCATCGCCAACGTCCAGGCAGCTGGTGGCCTCGCTGGCGTCGCTCACAACGTCGAGGAAGCGCGCGCCATCCTCCATCCCCCGCATCTGCCGCCTTCGTAACGAACTGTTGCGGCCGTCGTCTCACAGCCCGTCTGCGCTCGTAGGGTCAGCCTGCATCCGTCCCTCTCCCATGGATCCACAGACCGCCCTGCACCGGCTTCGCCGCCTCTACCGCGACGCCCATCACTGCGAGCCGCCCTCCGATCAGCACGCCATCGACTGGGCCAAGTCTCCAGAGCTCTGGGCTGAGCATCAGATCCGCTTCCGCAACTGGGGCTACCTCGCCATCGAGGCCACCGTGCGCGAGTGCCGTCGCCTTTTCAATCGCATCGCCTCCGCCAACCTCGCGCTGCAGCAGGAGACTTCCGAAGCATGATCCGCCGCCTGTTCCGCCGTCAGCCGCCGATGTTCCCCTTCACCGTCACCGCCCTCAAGCAAGGCTGTGATCCGATCCGCATCGGCATGATCGCCTCAGACGACACCGATGCGCTCCTCACCGCTCAGGAGATGTTCCCCTCACACGTGATCGGCGTCAGGCCATTCCAGTGCCAACCGGATCGCATCGCATGAGCGGACACGATCCTGAACTCGCCGTCCTCGAGCTCCGTGATTCCGTCGCCTGGGCCGCCGGCGTCGGCTACCAGCGCCGCATCAGCAGCGAGATCCTCAGGCAGCGCGCTATCCAGCTCCGCGAGCTCCCGGGGCCCACTGCACACGCCGTGCAGACCGAGCTTCGGCGCATGGCCGATCTCATCGAGCAGGGCTGACGCATGGCGGACCTGCTACAGGAGCTCGCCCGCCTCCCAGACCACTGGGCATTCGTCGCGGTCGGCGCCAACAAGCGCGCCTACCAGGAGAAGTGGGCCGACAACCCACTCTCCAAAGCCGCCATGGCCGCCGAGATCACCGCCGGCCGCGCACATGCCATCGGCGTTCAGGCTGGCCCCGCATCAGGCGGCATCGTCTTCGTCGATCACGACGGCATCACGGCCACCGCCCAGCTGGAGCGCCTCGGCATCCCCCTCCGCTCGCTCCCCAAGTCCTGGGCCATGACCTCAGGCCGCGACGGGCGCTTCCAGATCATCTACTCCGTCCCCGAGCAGTTCTGGCCCGCCCTTCGCAACCGCCGCTTCTGGCACACAGGCGACCCTGACCCCGCCACCGGCAAGCCCACCAAGATCCTCGGCCCCGATGGCAAGGCAGAGCAGATCGATCTTCGCTGGGCGCGCCATTACTCCGTCGTCGCCGGCCGCCATCCAGAGACCACCGGCTACCGCTGGCTGAAGGGACGCGGCCCCGGTGAGCAGGATTTGGGCGTCGCTCCCATGGAGCTCATCGAGCTGCTGCTCGAGGATCCCGAGCCCGAGCCCACGCCACTGCTCAGCACCGCCCCCTTGCCCCCGCCTTCTGGGCCGGGCCCGGGGCCGCTGCCGCTGCTCGACTTCATCTCCAAGGCCTCACGCCAACTCATCGAGTCCGGCGGCACCCCAGGCAGCTGGAACGATGACCAGCTACGCCTCGCCCTCGATCTACGGGGCACCGAAGAGTGGATCCGCTCACAGGGCCATCAGCCCGACATCACCGCCTCACAGGCCTTCGCCCTTCACATCCAGGCCGCGGCGACCAAGGCCAAGGACTTCGATGAGCGGAAGGCCTGGCGGCGCTTCGATGGCGCAGACGGCCGCACGCCATCCCCATCCACTCCCGAAGACAAGCTCCACGAACGGCTCCGCTTCCACACCCGCGCGGCGCGCCCACTGCTGCCTCAGCCTCCCAGGTCGCGGGATCGCGCGAACCATCCGGAGCCGCCAGAGGGTTCGCCTCAGCAGGCCCCACAGCAGGCGTATGCACCATCCTTCGCAAAGCCTCAGAAGCTTGAGGCCGGTGAGCTCCTTGCCATGCTCCGCCAGCAGGCCCAGGAAGGGGACCGCATCCGATGGAACGTCTTCCACCAACAGGTGGAGGTCGACGGTGCTGCCATGGAGGGCGCCGAGCGGTTCTACCTCTCGCTCGCGGATCAGGGCTTCAAGGTCTCGAAGGAGCTGGCCATCGATGCCCTCGTTCAGGTGGCCCGTGAGCGCCCCTACGACCCGGTAACGCTCTACCTGGAGCATGTCGCAGCGACCATCCAACCCGCCTACATCAACGCGCTCGCCACCGCCTATCTCAGGCCTGAAGACGGCGCACTGGGGGAGCCGACCCTCTACGACCACATGCTCCGCTGCACCCTCATCGGCGCAGTACGCCGTGCATTCGAGCCTGGAGCGAAGCACGACACCACCACGATCCTTTCCGGCGATCAGGGGGCCCGCAAGAGCTCGTTCTGGTCAGTCCTAGGTGGCCCCTTCTTCTCCGATTCGCTCGGCGACCTCTCCAGCAAGGACGACCTTCTCAAGCTTCATCGCTCCTGGATCATGGAGTGGGCTGAGCTGGATCACGTCACCTCCCGGAAGCACGCCGGCCAGGTCAAGGCCTTCCTCACCACCCAGTCCGACCTCTTCCGCGCCCCCTACGGCAAGGCCGTGGAGAACAACCCGCGCCGCGGCATCATCGTCGGCTCGACGAACCGCACGGAGGGCTTCCTCGTCGATGACACCGGCAACCGCCGCTTCTGGGTGATCCCATGCACCCGCAACGAGGCCGACCCGATCGACACCGGGACCCTTGCGGCTGAACGCGACGCCATCTGGAGCGCTGCCGTCCATGCCTACCGAGCTGGCGATCCCAACTTCCTGCCCCTCGACCTGTCGCTTCAGGTCAACCGCGAGAACGAGTCCTACCAGGTCGCCAACCCGTGGCGCGAACCCATCGAGGCATGGCTGAAGGCCCCGAACAACTTCAGCCGCGCCATCACCAGCGAGCTGTTGCTCACCGAAGCTGTCCAGAAGCCCGTCGAACGCCAGACCCGTTCAGACCAGATGCAGGTGGGCTCGATCATGCGCGAACTGGGGTGGAGCAAGGCCCGCAAGACCATCGATGGCTCGCTCAGGTGGGTATTCGTCCAACCCCGCTGAGGTTGGAAGGAGGTTGGAATCAGGTTGGCAAGCGGTTGAGTCCACCGCGTCAGCGAGTGCGACTGATTGCCAACCTTCCAACCTCTTTCCAACCTCTTTCCAACCTGGCGAGGGCCCCAAACCCCTTGCCCTGCAACCGTTCTTCTAACCTGTACTAACCTTCTAACCTAAAGAGATAAAAGGAATAGAGAGGGGGTAAGAGGGGGGTAAGGAGGGGTGTAGACCTCTCGTAGGAAAAAGGTTGGCAGGTTGGTCAGGTTGGAAGCCGGCGACAATGGACCCACTGGAGACCCCCATGGCACGCATCGACATCAACGCCCGCGTCATCGGCGACCAGGAGCTGGCTCAGGCCCTCGCTCGGCTCTCCTCCCAGGACATCCCCAAGGCCATCCGAGCCGGCGTCCGTGATGCCGCCAAGGCAGGCCGCACCACCCTCGCCAAGTCCATCGGTCAGCGCTACAGCCTCACAGCCGGCCGCATCAAGGCGAACGTCCCCACTGCTCGCGTCAGCGGCGACGGCCAGACAGCGGTGATCACCACCTCCCGCAAGCCCATCACGGCCATGCAGTTCAAGCCCAAGGAGACCCCCAAGGGCCTCAGCATGAGCATCTTCCGTGGACAGCGAACCCTTGTTCGCTCGGGCTTCATCGCCAAGGGCAAGCCCTTCAAGCGTCGCGACAAGGAGCGCATGCCCCTCGACGTCATTCACGGCCCCTCCATCCATGCCATCTACACCGGGGGCAAGTGGTCCCCAGCCCTACAGGCACGCACCGAGGTGCGCATCGAGGACGCACTCGAGAAGGGCATCCTTCGTTCCCTCGGCGCCATGGGCAGGGGGTACGGTCGTGCCTGATCCCCTCGCACTCACACCTGCTCAGCAGTTCGAGGTGGAGCGCTTCAGTCGAGCCATCGACCAGACCACAGACATCGCTGTGCTTCAGCGCATCTGCAGGCAGCTCCTCCAGGCCTACGCCACACAGCGTGCAGCCACCGTCTGGGCCATGCGCCAACCCCCTCACCGCAACCACTCCGCAACCACCCCCCACCCTTTGGGTCCTCCTGGTTGCTAACCCCCTGCGGGTCCGCGACTCGCGATTTTTCGCTAGAGACAGCGATTTTGTGGGGTTGCTAAAGCCAGTCAGGGACAAGCTTTCTCAAAGTGCGATCCTTATTGCGAAAAGCCCTGAGGCGATCTGGGGCAGAAATTGATCAGGAAGTAGCGGCCGGTATGCGGCGGCCCGGTTGCGCGACGATGGTTGCGATGGCCTGATGGGCGGCATGACCGAGAGCATTCCTGCGATGGCGAAGCGGCTGGAGATGTGGCCGCTGGATCGGCTGAAGCCCTATGCCAACAACGCGCGGATTCATTCGGAACGGCAGGTGGAGCAGATCGCGGCGAGCATCCGCGAGTTCGGCTTCACGGCGCCGATCCTGGTGGACAGCGCGGACGGGATCCTGGCGGGCCATGGGCGGCTGCAGGCGGCGCAGCTGCTGGGCCTGGCCGAGTTGCCGGTGGTGGTGCTCGACCACCTCGATGAGAAGCAGCGGCGCGCGTACCTGCTGGCCGACAACCGGCTGGCGGAGGGTGCGACGTGGGATGAGGAGCTGCTGGCGACGGAGCTGGCGGCGATCGACCTGGACCCGAGGGTGCTGGGGTTCGATGAAGATGACCTGAAGCGGCTGCACGATGGCCTGGAGCTGATGGGCCTCGAGGAGATGGGCGGCAAGGGCACGAGCAACGCGAACGAGCGGGTGGAGCCGGAGCAAGGGCAGCCGGGCGCGACGGCGCCGGAGCCTGAGGACGATGGAACGACGGCCGAGGACGAGAGCGGCGAGGTGGAGGAGCGGCACGTCTTCAGCGTGAACATGCGGTGGGATGACCGCGAGTCGGTGCTGGCGGCGGTGCGGATGGCGAAGGAGCGATGGGGGCTGGAGGGGATGCCCGAGGCCCTGGCGACGCTCTGCAGGGAGTGGATGGATGAGCAAGGCGCTGGAGGGGAAGCGGTGAGTGTGAAGGACCAGCCGGTGAGCAAGGTGCGGTGGGTGCCCAGGGAGAAGCTGGTCGGCAACGCCTGGAACCCCAACCATGTGGCGGCGCCAGAGCTGGAGCTGCTGATCACCAGCCTCCTCGAGGACAAGTGGACTCAGCCGATCGTGGTGCTGCCGGCGGAGGGTGGGAAGCACACGATCGTCGATGGCTTCCACCGGTGGACGGTGAGCGGGGATGAGCGGGTGTCGAAGCTGACCGGCGGCATGGTGCCGGTGGTGGAGGTGCGGCTCGATGCGACGCACCGCATGATGAGCACGATCAGGCACAACCGGGCCCGGGGCGTTCATGCGGTGCTGCGGATGGCGGAGATCGTGCGGGCGATGGTGGATGACGGCGTGCCGCAGCGCGAGATCCGCAAGCGGCTGGGGATGGAGGCCGAGGAGGTCGTGCGGCTGCTGAACCGTTCAGGGATGCCAGCGCAGGCTGGCGCGGGCTCGTTCAATAGGGCGTGGATTCCTGGGAAGGACTGATGCTGCTGCAGCTGACGTGGGCAGGATTGGAGGCAGCGGTCGATGTGATCGCTGCGCAATGCCCACGCGATCGAGTCGGCGTGCATGGTGTGGATCGCGGCGGCCAGGTGCTGGCGTGGGCGCTGAGCGAACGGCTGGGGCTGGAGGTGATGCGCCAGCCGGGGGCGAGCATGCTGCAGCTCCATGGCGTGGTGGTGTCGCAGCCGCGGATCCTGTGGGGCGATGCGCTGGTGTGGTCGTGGATCGACGCCTCACCGGGGCAGAACATCGTGTCGGTGGTGAAGGTATCGCCGGGCACGATGGTGCTGATGCCCTGGCAGGATGCTCCTACCTGTCGGCGGGAGTTCGTTCCCGGGTTCGATGATTGAGGTGGCGAGCGTTCGCTATGGCTGCCAATGGGGCCCGGATGGGCACGTGAGGGGCTGGCCGATGCGGATCGAGTTCGGCGCGGTGGGCCCTGAGGTGACGGTGGATGAGATGCTCGAAGGCCGCGGCCATGCGGTGCTGCTGATCGACCAGCTGGCGGCCCTGGTGCGAGGGATGACGGGACTGGACACACCGATCCATCTGGTGCAGCCGGCGCCGGCGGGGCTGGCGACGAAGCTGATTGAAGCGGGGTACTACGTCGCGTTGTGCTGATCACCGTTGCTGAGTATGCGGCCCAACGGGGTGTGAGCCCCCAGGCGGTGCGGAAGGCGATCAGCACGGGCCGGCTGAAGCGGTCAGTGGAGCGGAAGGGAAAGCTCTACCTGATCGACCCAGAGGTGGCGGAGCTGGAGTGGATCCGCAACACGGAGCCGCAGTATCAGCGCACGGCGGAGCAGATCAACACGGGCAAGGCGCGGGCGCGGGGGGAGGACGTGCCGGATCCAGCGCCGCTGCCACCGCCGGGGAACAAGGGCGGAGCTGGCACCTACAACTCGGCGAAGGCGGCGGCCGAGGGCTACAAGGCGATGCTGCTCAAGCTCGACTACGAGGAGCGGAGCGGCAAGCTGCTGGACAAGGCGGCGGTGGAGCGAGGGTTCGCCGCGGCGGGAATGCAGGTGCGCGATGCAGTGATGCGCACGAGCCAGCAGATGGTGGGCGAGATCGCCGGCGCTGTTGGTGGATTGACCCAGGAGCAGCGAGCAGCGGTGATGCAGGTGATCGACCGGCATCATGTGAGGGCCCTGGAGGAGTTGGTGCGTGCCGCTGGCGTCCGTTGACGATGCGCTGCTGACGTTCTGGCGCGGCATGCGCCCGGACCCGCTGCTGACGGTGAGTGAGTGGGCGGACCAGCGGCGGGTGCTGAGCAGCAAGGCGTCGAGCGAGCACGGGCCGTGGCGAACAGCGCGGACCCCGTACCTGCGGAAGCCGATGGACGACCTGTCGGCGACGAGCACGGTGCAGGAGGTGGTGCTGGTGTTCGGCGCGCAGATGGGGAAGAGCGAGATGCTCAACAACTGGATGGGCTACGTGATGGACATCCAGCCGGGGCCGGCGCTGTTCGTGCAGCCGACGATCGACATGGCGAAGCGGTACTCGAAGATGAGGATCGCGCCGATGATCGAGGCGACGCCGAGCCTGGGCGAGAAGGTGAAGGCGCCGCGCGAGCGCGACTCAGGCAACACCCAGCTGATGAAGGAGTTCGCCGGCGGGTTCCTGATCCTCGGCGGGGCGAATGCAGCGTCGGGCCTGGCGTCGATGCCGATCCGGTTCCTGGGCGGCGATGAGATCGACCGATGGCCGGCGGACGTGGACGAGGAGGGAAGCCCGCTGGCGATCGTGAGCGCGCGGACCCGGACATTCGGCGTGCGGAAGAAGCAGGCGTGGACATCAACGCCGACGATCGCGGGCCGCAGCGCAATCGACGGGAAGTGGCAGCAGAGCAACCAGCAGCGGCTGAGGGTGCCGTGTCCGCATTGCGGGCACCGGCAGATGATCGAGTGGGACCGGATCCGCTATGACCCGAAGGACCCGGGCCTGCCGAACACGCTGAAGCAACCGCCGGTGCTGATCTGCGAGGAATGCGGGGAGGGCATCAGCGAGGACGCGAAGGCCTGGTGGTACGACCCGGAGGTGTTCGACGACGAGTGGTGGGAGCCGCTGTTCCCGGATCGCGAGGTGCAGGGCTACCACTGCTCGGCGCTCTACAGCCCCCTCGGCTGGTTCAGCTGGACTGAGGCGGCGGTCGGCTACGAGAAGGCGAAGGACAACCCGGCGGAGCTGAAACCGTGGTGGAACACGGTGCTGGCGGAATGCTGGAACGACGACGGCGAGGCCCCGGACTGGGAGGCGCTCTACAACCGGCGGGAGCTGTATGAGCTGGGCAGCGTGCCGGAGCAGGTGGCGTTCATCACCTGCGGGATCGACGTGCAGATGGACCGCCTCGAGCTGGAGGTGGTGGGCTGGGCGCCTGGGATGGAGAGCTGGAGCCTCGACTACCAGGTGCTGGCGGGCGACACGGCGCAGCCGGCAGTGTGGCGCGAGCTGACGCGGTTCATCCGATCGGAGTTCGGCCGCGGCGATGGCCAGCGGCTGCCGATCCGGATGACGGCGATCGACTCAGGCTTCAGGAGCCAGGAGGTCTACCGGTGGGTGCGCAGCCAGGCCGGCAACCGCGTGATCGCGACCAAGGGCGGGCCCGACAGCCAGACGTCGATCATCGGCACGCCAGGTCGCGTGGAGGTGCTGCGCAACGGCAAGGCCATGAGGGGCGGCGTGAAAGTGTGGCCGGTGGGGAGCGGCACCGCAAAGAGCGAGCTGTACGGCTGGCTGCGGCGGGGCATGCCGGATGAGGGTGAGGCGTTGCCTCATGGCTGGTGTCACTTCCCGCAACACGGCGAGGAGTGGTTCCGGCAGCTGTGCGCCGAGCGGCTGACGAACACGATCGACCGGCGGGGCTACAACCGGTTCGAGTGGATCAAGACCCGGCCACGGAACGAGGCCCTCGACTGCAGGGTCTACGCCAGGGCGGCGGCGGCCCTGGTCGGCGCGGATCGGTGGAGCGACGACCGGTGGGAGGTGGAGCGCAACGGCGGAATCGAGCGCGAGGAACGGCGGCCGGCGCCAGCGCAGCAGGAAGAACAGGACCGGCCGAGCGAGACCGGGAGCAGCTTCTGGGACTGAGTAGCATGAGCGGACGGAGGTGGCCGGGATGAGCACGATCACGCAGGCGCATCTGGCGGCCATCGAGGAAGCGATCGCCGGCGGCTATCTGGAGGTGCGCTACGACGACAAGGTGGTGCGGTACCAGTCGATGAACGACCTGTTCAAGGCGCGCAATTTCATCGCCAGCCAACTGGCAGCCGCGACTGCGCCGACGGTGCGGATCGACTACCCCACCTTCGTGCGCGACTACGAATGAACCCGTTCGAGCAGCTGCTGGCCGCCATTGCTCCGCGCGCTGCGTTGCGCCGCGAGGCGGCTCGCCTCCAGCTGGAGGAGATGCGCCGGTATAACGCAGCCGGCCGCGGCCGACGTGTTGAGGATTGGAGCACCCAGCGGGGGTCCGCTGATGCGGCGAGCGCCTGGGGCTTCTCGGACATGCGGGACCGCGCGCGTGATCTGCAACGCAACAACCCGTGGGCGCGTCGGATCGTGCAGGTGTGGAGCGACAACCTGATCGGCGAGGGGTGGAGCTTCAAGGCGAAGGACGGCCGGAGCAATGGTCGTCGCGGGAAGGCGGCGACGAAGCTGATGCAGGAGTGGATGAAGGATCCGCTGCAGTGCGACTACTACGGGAAGGCAAACTTCGACGGCCTGATGGCGCAGGTGGTGCAGGCGTGGAAGGGCGGCGGGGAGGTGCTGATCCGTTGGCGCACACCGAGCTCGGCGACGATGCGCCGCCTGGGCCTGCGGATCCCGCTACAGCTGCAGGTGATGGAGGGCGACTGGATCGACGAGGCGAACGACACGCCAGGCGGGGAAAACGGCGAGTACACGAAGCGCGGGATCGTCTACGACGCGGAAGACAAGCCGAAGGCCTATTGGCTCTACAACTACCACCCAGGCGAGAGTGCGCTGCGTGTGACGAGCACGCTGAGCAACACGGTGCCGGCGGATCAGATCATCCATCTGTTCACGCCGGAGCGTCCTGGGATGACGCGCGGCGTGACGAGCCTGGCGCCGGTGATGGTCCGGTTGCGTGATGTGCAGGAACTGATGGATGCGCGGCTGATGAAGGAGAAGATCGCGGCGTGCCTGGCGGTCGCTGTGGTGGATCTCGATGGCACAAGCAATCAGAAGAGCACGATCGGCAACCGCATCGAGCCGGGCGGCATTGCCCACCTGGGCCCGGGCCAGGACATCAGGGCGATCAACCCGCCGCAGGCCAACGAGCTGCCGGCGACGATCAAGGCCTACCTGCTGGAGATCGCAGCAGGCGCGGGCATCACCTACGAGGAGCTGACCGGCGACTACTCGGGCGGCAGTTTCACCCAGGGCCGGATGGGCTGGATCGGCTTCCAGCGGCGACTGAAGTCAGACACCTGGCAGAGCCTGGAGCCGACCGTGTTCCGGCGGATCCATCAGTGGTGGTTCCTGGCGGCTAGCTCTGCAGGCGTGTCGGCCGATGGCCTGGTGGGCGACTGGACGCCACCGAAGCGTGAGCTGTTCGACCCGCAGTCGGAGACCAGTTCGACGCGCGATCGGATCCGCAGCGGCCTGCTGCCGCCGCAGGAGGCGATCCGCGCCGAGGGCTATGAGCCAGAGGATGTGATCGAGCTGTGGGTGGAGTGGATGCAGCTGATGGACAAGGCCGGCATCACGCTCGACACCGATCCGCGGAAGGTGTCGGCGGCGGGCCTGACGCAGGGCCGACCGGCCGGGACGGCGCTGCCGCCGAGCGGTGCGCCACCGCTGGAGGCCGAACCACCGCCACCGCCAGCAGGGCGTCCAAGCCCTGCTGCAGGCTGACCCTAGAATCAAGCGGACAGAGGAGTGCACATGAGCGACGGTCTCCTACAGACCAGGGCAATGTTTGCCCCCGAGACGATCAACGTCGAGGAGCGAACGGTTGAGCTGGTGTGGAGCACCGGCGCGCAGGTGCGTCGCGCGAGCTGGTCTCGCGGCGACTACATCGAGGAGCTGAGCATGGCGCCCGGCGCTGTGCGAATGGAGCGCCTGAACAAGGGCGCGCCGCTGCTCGATGCGCACGACTCCTACTCGCTGCGCAGTCAGATCGGCGTGGTGCAGCGAGCATGGCTGAATGGAAACGAGGGCCGCGCCCTGGTGAAGTTCAGCCGGCGTGATGACGTCGAGGACATCTTCCAGGATGTGCGAGACGGCATCTACCGCAACGTGTCTGTGGGCTACGTGGTCCACAAGACCGAGCGTGATGAGACCGGCGAAGTGCCGGTTGAGCGCGCAGTGGACTGGGAGCCCTATGAGGTCTCTCTGGTCCCGATCCCGGCAGATGCCGGGGCCCAGGTGCGCTCAGAGGAGCCCACCCCCACCAACCCAACGGAGCGATCCATGGCTGAGATCAACCAGGGGGCGCCGGCCAATGAGCCCGCCACCGACCCTGCTATCGAAACCCGAGCTGCTGCGCCTGCCGCTGCCGCCCCTGCCGCCGTCACGGTGGGAGTGGATGTGGTGAGCGCCGAGCAGATCCGCGCCGAGGAGCGCCGCCGCGCGGCTGGCATCCTCGATGCGGCCCGCAAGCTGGGCGTGGAGGACAGCATCGCCCACGGCCTGATCGAACAGGGCGTGGCCCTGGATGAGGCCCGCATGCAACTGATCGACGCCCGCGCCGCCAGCGAGCGCCAGTCCCCCTCCGGCACCAGCCGGGTGGAGGTCGGCATCGACCATGGCGAGAAGCGCGCCGAGGCCATGCTCCATGCCCTCGAAGCCCGCTCCAACATCCGCCGCTGGGATGAAGGCGGCGCCCGCGAGTACCTGGGCACCACCCTGCTGGACATGGCCCGCGAGTGCGTGGAGCGCAGCGGCGTCAGCACCAAGGGGATGAGCAAGGACGAGCTGGCCGGCCGGGCCATGCACAGCACGACCGACTTCCCGATCCTGCTGACCAGCATCCAGCGGGTGATGCTGAAGGCGGCCTATGGGGAGGAGCGGCAGACCTGGCAGCCCCTGGCGCGGCAGGAGAACCTGCCCGACTTCCGCGACATGAACGTGATTCAGGTCGGCGGCCAGATGCTGCCTGAGGAGCTCCGTGAAAACGGCGAGTACAAGGCCGGCACCATCACCGAATCGAAAGGCGCCTGGCGCCTGAGCGAGTACGGCAAGAAGGTGGTGGTCGGCCGCCGGCTGATCATCAACGACAACCTGGGCTACATCACCCGGGCGATCCAGATCCTGGGCCGTGGCGTCGCCGTGTTCGAGGCCAACATGATGTGGAGCCTCATCACCACTGGCAGCCTTGGCGCCACCTGCATGGAGGACGGCAAGGCCCTGTTCCACGCTGATCACAACAACACCGGCAGCGGTGCGATCGGCGTCACGGCAATGTCCGCCGCGCGGCTGGCCCTGCGCAAGCAGGTCGGCTTCGACAAGGTGACCAAGCTCTACCTGGAGCCCCGCTACATCCTGCTGCCCACCGAGCTGGAGGATACCTTCGACCAGTTCAACAGCCCGATCAACGCCACCCAGACCAGCAGCGTGAACGTCTTCACGGGCAAGCTGGAGAAGATCGTCGAGCCGCGTCTTGGTGACAAGAGCACGTCTCAGTTCTACGTCGTGGGTGAGTACCCCGGCGTGGACAAGCTGCTGTTCGGCTACCTCGACGGCGAGGGCGGCCCGAACATCGAGTCGGTGTCCGGCCGTGATCCCGATGGTGTGACCGTCTACCTGCGCCACAGCTTCGGCGCCACCGTGCCCCAGCACCAGGCGTTCTACCGCTCCAGCGGCCAGTAATTCTGGCCCCTCACTGATCACCCCATCACGGAGATTCCATCATGAAAGGTTACGATCCGAGCACCGGTCTGGGCCATGTCCAGAAGGGCGACTACCTGGAGGTCACGCTCCCCTATGCCCGCAAGGGCGGGGAGGGTGTACTGGTCGGCACGATCTTCGGCGTGTGCGCTGTCGACGGCGCGCAAGGCGACGTCATCAACATCCACCGGAAAGAGGTCTACGGGCTGACGGCCGCCACTGGCGCCAGCACCGACGCCACCCAGGGGGCTGCGGCCTACTGGGACAACACCGCCAAGAAGGTGACGCCGGTGAGCACCAACAACACCCTGATCGGTTCCTTCGCGCTGCCCAAGGGCACGGCGGAAGCCTTCGCCCGTGTGGTGCTTGGCTGATGCGCATTGACCTGGCGAGCATTGCTCTGCGCGCGGTGGTGCAGACCATGGGGGATCGTGAACCTGTGGAGTACCACCGCGGCCAGGTTGTGCATGAGCTGCGCGGCGTCTTCCAGGCGTCGCATGTGGCCGTGGATCCGGAGACAGGGGTGCAGGTGCGATCGACGCAACCTGTGATGCTCATCAACGGTGCGGACCTGCCACTGGAGCCGAAGCAGGGTGACACGGTAGTGGCTCGCGGCGCCACGTACCGGGTGAGAGACGCGCAGCCCGACGGTCACGGCGGGTGGCTGCTGATGCTGCATGGACCAATTACCGGAGCAACGTGATGGGACTGTTTAGCTTCCTGGGCCTTGATGGCAAGGCTCGATCGGTATCGAAAACCGAGCCGCTGCCGGTGGACATCGGGCAGAGCATCGAGGTGACGCTGCCGACGTCGATAACGATCGCGAACGAAGACAACGATCCGATTCCTGCTGCTCCGAACGTTTCGCGCGGCGCTGGAAATGTCGACTCGAACACGCAGCGCGTCACGTTGGCGAATGATGGGCCTGGCGTTACAGCGCTGACCAGCATCGACAACAAGACCCCTGGGCTGCTCAATGGACGGGAACCCACCGAGCCCCTGGGCATCCCCGGCGTGGCGCGGCAGCTGGCTGCCGGCAGCGCCAGCGTGAACACGGCGCTGACCAGCACCTGCCGCAGGATCTCGATGCGTGCGGTGGGCGCCGACATCCGCTACTCGATCGGCTCCTCCACCCAGACGGCCAGCGCCACAAGCCATCTGATCGGCATCGGCGAACGGCTGGATGTGGCGGTGACTGCGACGCCGAACATCGCTGTGCTCCGAGCCGGCAGCACGAACGGAACGCTGGAACTGACGGAGCTGCTCTGATGCGTCTGAGCGCGACACGACAGGGGGCGATCTCACAAAACCGCGGGCTAGGTAACCCGCTATGGGATGTGGCTGGATTGCCGCCGTCGCTCGACTTGCGCTTCGCTGAAACCAAATCGCTGGTCGATGCATTCACCGGCCGCGATCTAATTACATACACACGAGTGGGAGATAGAAGCGTCATCACTCCAGCCGGCGGCATGGAGCTGGTTACGCCGAACGTACCGGCTTTCACTCACAACCCATTCACGCTTGAAAGCCTAGGTTTTTCTGTTGAAGAAACAAGGCCAAACCTACTCGCCAATAGCGCAGCGCCGGGCAATCAAAGTTTCGCAGTAGCAGCGCAAGCCTACACGCTGAGCTTTTACGGCAGCGGAGACATTGTACTAACTGGTGCTCATTCGGCCACGCTGATTGGCGCTGGCGCGTTTCCAAACCGAGCTACGCTGACCTTTACGCCAACCGCCGGGACGCTCAATGTCACAGTGTCTGGAACGGTTGAGTTTGCAAACATTGAGCCCGGAACGTTTGCAACAAGCTGGATCCCAACCGCCAGCGCTTCTGCTACCCGATCGGCTGATGTGGCGAATATCACAGGGACGAACTTCAGTAGCTGGTATAACCAAAGCGAAGGGACTATGCTTATCAACTATTTGTTGACGCGGCAAAATGCTACGCCAGGACTAGGCTTGTTTTCAGTACACGATGGAACAGCAAGCAATTGGAATAGATTATTTGCTCGTGCTTCTGGTGCGACGGGGTATTCAATTGTTACGGCGGGAGCGGGGCAGGTTGACTTAAGCCCAACTGGAGTTATTGCCGCAAATACTGTAACAGCATTAGCAGCTTCGTATGCAACAAATAACGTAGCGGCTACGGGCCAAGGGTTGGCTGTTCAATTAGACACCTCTGCGACTATGCCGTCAGGTATTAACAGGGCAGAAATTGGCGGTGGCCTTTTTGATTCCATTATGAACGGCACCATCAGCCGCCTCACCTACTGGCCCCAGGCTTTGTTATCTCGCCTGCAAGCCATAACCTCCTAGTCATGTACTGCTATTCCTTCCCCAGCCGCCAAAAGTTCCGCGCCCTTGCCGCTGCCGAGGGGTTGATCAACGAAGACGATCGACTGATCACCGCCAGCCACGAACACGCAATTGATGAAATCGGCCTGATCCACAAGGACGGAAAGGCGTTGCCCGGCTGGCACGTCAACTACGTCGGCAAGCCTCCCGAAAGCTGGAGTAAATATCAGGTGCTGGTCAAATCTTTGGCTCGTGTCTTCTGCGGCAGCGCTACTGCAGAGCAAGCTCTCAGCCAGCAATGACCCACCGCCGCCACCAGCTCCGCGCAGCGTTCGTCAACCGCCTGGGGCAGAACATCACCCCGCCCCCGGCGCAGGGCCAGCAGCCTGGCGCACCCACCTATCGCACTGCTGCCGAAGATCGTGTCCACTCCGGCCGGCTCATGCCTGTCGAGGAGCCCGAGCTGCCCGCCATCATCATCCACACCCGCGAGCCGGAGAAGATCCTCGATCGCTCCAGCAGCGGATGGAATGGCTACGAGAAGCGCCGCGCCATCGTCTCCGTCATCGTCGTCGCCCAGTCCTTCGACGACATCGACGCTGATCTCGACCTCATCGCCGACCAGGTGGAAGCCGCCCTCCAAGCCTGGGTCATCCCCGGCTTCGAGTCGGCCGATCCGTTCCTGGTCGACTCGGACATGGCCGATCCAGACTTCGAGGGCAGCCTCGCCACCGGCGCGCTCACCCTCCGCTACGCCGTCGACTACATGACCCCCTATCGCTCCTGCAGCGATCCCTACGTCGACCCTGACGCCGCGGCCGGCGACGGCCCCCTGGAGCGCAGCGGGGCCTACCCTGGTGGCCAGGTCACGCCGGGCTGCCCGGCCGACAACACCGGCGAGGTCTGCCCCATCGGCACAGCCGAGCTGTTCTCTCAAGAGGAGCCGATCAACTGATGGCCACCACCCGCAAGCGTGCTCGCACCACCGCCGGTCAGTTCCAGGGCGACGACCCGGCCACCACAGAGCGGAACGAGGCCTATGTGCAGGACCTGCCGCTCAACGTCGACAGCCTCGCCGTCTTCATGTCGCTGGAGCAGCCCGACCGCGAGCGACTGCAGCAGGGCCTCGATCTGGCTATCGAGGCGGCGGCCAGCTACATCGGCCGGCCCATCACCGGCAACGAGTCGCATCCGATCCGCCACGGCATCCACATGCTGGCGGCGCAGCTGCTGATCGCTGATCACCTCGACGCCACACCCACACCAGCCAGCATCCCCGGCGTCGTGCGCTACCTCTGGAAGGCGCATGCTCGGCCTTAATCGCTCCGACCAGATCACCAGCGGCGTCGGCTCACCGGAGGCGACGGATCACGCCAGGCGGCTGAACAACCTGGCCCGTTATGGCGTCGTCGCCCAGGTCGACTACTCCGGCGAGACCGCAGGCTTCCCCGCCATCCGCGTCGATCTGCAGGATGGTGCGCTCCGCACCGACTGGCTGCCGTGGTTCACGCCCCGCGCTGGCGGTGACAGGGTGTGGGATCCCCCGACCGTCGGGGAGGTGGTGATGCTGCTGGCCCCATCGGGAGAGCTCGCCAACGGGGTCGCCATCCCTGGCCTGTTCTCCGATGGCAACGCCAACGGCGACCGCGGCAACCTCCACCGCCGCACCTATGGCGACGGCACGGTGGTCGAGTACGACCGCGAGGGCCACACCCTCACCGTCGACACCACCGCCAGCACCGGCAGCGTGGTGATCCGCACCGGCGCCGCCAGCATCGAGGCCAGCGGCGCGGTGACTGTCGAGGCCCAGGGGCAGGTGACCATCACCGGCTCCGCCATCCACCTCAACCCCTGAGCACCATGGCGAAGGTGATTCGCATCGGTGACCCAGGCAGCCATGGCGGCACCGTCACCACCGGCAGCCCCGACACCTTCGCCAACGGCAAGAAGGTGGCCCGCGTCGGCGACACCTACGACTGCCCCGAGCACGGGCCCAACCCGATCGCTACCGGCAGCCCCGACACCACCGCCAACGGCGCCGCCGTCGCCAGAGTGGGAGACACCACGGCCTGCGGCGCCACACTGCAGGGCGGCAGCCCCGACACGGAGGTGAACTGATGGCCGGCATGAACCGCAACACTGGCAAGGCGCTGGGTGGGTTCGACCACCTGCGCCAGTCCATCCAGGACATCCTCACCACACCGATCGGCAGCCGGGTCCATCGGCGCGACTACGGCAGCCGCATCCCCCGGGTCGTCGATCGCCCCATCAACGCCGCCTTCGTCGCTGACGTGGTGGCCGGCACCGCCGAGGCCCTCGATCGGTGGGAGCCGCGCCTGCGCCTGGAGCGCGTGATCATCGACAGCATCTCGGCCGACGGGCAGATCGCCCTTAGCCTGGTCGGGTACTACCTGCTCAACAATGAGCGGATCACACTCCAGGGGCTGGTGATCTGATGGCGACGCTCGACTTCAGCTCCCTCCCCGCTCCGGAGATCATCGAGGAGCTGGACTACGAGCAGATCCTGCAGGGGATGATCGCCGACCTGCAGGCCCGCGATCCGTCCTACACCGAGATCCTCGAGTCGGATCCAGGCGTGAAGATCCTGGAGGTCGCGGCCGCGCGTGAGCTGCTGCTGCGCCAGCGGATCAACGATGCGCTGCAGGCCACCCTGCTGCGCTATGCGATGGCGGGCGACCTGGACAACCTGGCGGCCTTCTATGGCGTGACCCGCCTGGCGGATGAGGAGGATGAGGCGCTGCGGCTGCGGACCATCGAAAGGATCATGGGCAGCAGCACCGCCGGCGGCGCGGCCTGGTACCGCTACCAGGCGCTCACGGCCAGCGAGCAGGTGAAGGATGCGGCGGTGAGCTCCCCTGCTCCGGGGGAGGTGCTGGTGAGCATCCTGTCGACAGAAGATGGCGGGCTGGCCAGCGCCGAGCTGCTCGAGGAGGTGGATGATGTGCTGCAGAGCGGCAGCATCCGGGTGATCACCGACACCGTGACGGTGGCCGGCGCGTCGATCGTGACGGTGCCAGTGACCGCGCAGGTGTGGCTCTACCCAGAGACGCCGATCGAGGTGTTCGATGGCCTGCCTGCTGCACTGCAAGCGGCTCTGGCGGCATCGGGCGGCCTGGGTTGGGACGTCACCCGCTCCTGGCTGATCGCCAACCTGCACCCGGCCGGCGTGCAGCGTGTGGTGTTGACCGCGCCGGCGAGCGACGTGGTGTGCGGCCCCAGCCAGGCGGCAGCGTTCGGCGCCATCACGCTGACGATGGCGGGGCGTGACCGATGAGCCGCTATGACCTGCTGCCGCCCAACGCCACGCAGCTGGAGCGCGACTTCTCCCGCGCGACCTCCAGCCTGCAGCGTGCCGGCGGCGCAGTGCCGATCATCCGCACCGCCAAGCGGACCAACATCCCCGACTCGGTGGTGCCGTGGCTGATCTACGAATATGGCCTCGGTGAGATCCTCCCCTACCTGGGGAACGATCAACGCCTGGCGCTGCGCGATGGCGTGCTCTGGCAGCGGATCCGCGGCACCCCCGAATCGGTGCGGATCGCCCTGGGGTGGATCGGCATCGAGGGGCTCATCGAGGAGTCGGAAGGCGGCACGAACCGCTGGGCCGAGTACATGCTGGGGCTCTCGGCTCCCACGCAGGGCGAAGAGATCATCGATCGCATCGTCGCGGTGGCGAGGATCAGCAGCCCGGTGCGCAGCCGGCTGCAGCGCATCTACGCCGTCTACGACTTCCGCCGCGCGGTCTATGACCAGTGCGACTGGGATGAGGGTGCGATCTACGACGACCACTCTGGCGTGCGGCCGCGGCCGGACTGGCCGCAGATCAGCTACGGACAGATCCTCTCCTCCTTCGTGTCGGTCGACTCTTCGGTGTCGAGCGGACGGACTGAGGTGATCCCCAGGTTGGTGGAGGCCTACCGGCTGTTCCGCTACGACCAGGACCAGTGGGATGAAGGATGGCATCCACTGAGCCCTGCGGTTCTGCTGACGACGCAGGAAGGTGTGAGCGCTCAATATGAAGGCCAGATCTGGGGCGCGTTCAGCTGGCTGCAGAATGAGACCTGGCCTGATGTGAACGTGGTGGTGAGCAGCTCGATGACGACGGAGGAGTCTGACCCAGGCGGCGGCTCTGAGCTGGGGACAATCCTGCTGCACATGGACGGCAGCAACAACAGCACGGTGTTCGCCAACAACGGCACCAGCGGTCTTGCTGTGACGGCCTATGACGGCGCGAAGATCAGCACTGCGCAGAGCAAGTGGGGCGGGGCCAGCGCTGAGTTCGATGGCGTCGACGCATACCTGCAGATCGCAGCCAGCGAAGCGGCGATCGGCGCCGGCGACTTCACGATTGAATGCTGGTTCAGGACGAGGCAGAACGAAGACTGGACGCCGATCTTTAGCCTGTACCCAGAATTTGATACCCATCGGCTGTTCATTGTCGATGGCCAGCTCTACCACATGGTCCAAGACGAGGTAGCTATACCCGGCCCGCAGGTTTCAAACGATGTCTGGTATTACGTTGCTGTAACCAGAGCAGCAGGAACTGTAACGCTGTTTCTTGATGGCAATCTGGTGGATGAGCCGGTTGAGCAATACATTGACCCGGTTGATACGGATTGGTACTTTGAACCCTCTCCCATTGACATAGGAAGAGACGACTTCCGAGGCTATCTCGACGGCTTCGTCGATGAGTTCCGTCTCAGCCCATCGTCGCTCTACGCCGTGGGCACCGACGCCAATGCCGGCAAGATGGTTCTGTCAGGCACCAACACCCTGGCCCTGCCCACCGGGCCGTTCCCCGACGCCTAGTCGGTGACAACAGACTGGGCAGCTATCCTGGAAGGATCAGAGCGACACCATGGCGCCAGTCTTCTCCATCAGCGGGCGCATCGCCCTGGCCGCTGCCATCAAGGCGAGCACTGCTCATCACCTCGCATGGGGCAGCGGCAACACAGCATGGGGGAGCAATCCCCCCGCGCCGCCAGCGAACAGCACCGCTCTGCTGGCCGAGGTCGGCCGTCGCCGCGCCACTGCCGTGGAGTTCTGCACCCCCGACGTCAACGGCCCCATCTCCGTGACCGAGGGCAAGTTCTCCACAACCAACACCCCCACGCAGAACCTCTACTTCAAGTTCCACTTCGACTTTGAAGATGGCGTCGGCAGCACCATCCGGGAGATGGCGATCTTCCTCAACACCGTGCTCGCCGCTGGCGTGCCGAGCGGTCAGTTCTACCTGGCCCCGTCTCAAGTGGCGCAGTCTGGCTCGCTGCTGGTGATCGAGCGGCGGGCGCCGATCATCCGTGAGATCACAACCCGTCAGCTGTTCGAGTTCGTGGTGACCTTCTGATGACCATCACTCTTCCAGAGCCGCTCCCCGCCTACTACAACCGGTTCGATCCGGATCTCCACTACGACGAGATCCTGGTGCGCGCCGGCTTTGGCGTGCAGAGCTCCGAGATCAACGAGATCCAGAGCACGCTGATCGATCGGCTGAAGCGGATCGCAGATGCTGTGTTCCGCGATGGCTTCGTCATCCGCGGCACGCCGCCCACCATCGACGCGACCACCGGCCAGACCGTCTGCCCGGCCAGCGCCATCTATCTGCGCGGCGCTGTGCGCGAGGTGCCGGCCCGCACCTTCACCATCTCCACCACGGGCCTGGTGCTGATCGGCGTCTTCATCCTCGATGAGGTGATCACCGAGCAGGACGACGCGACGCTGCGGTGCCCGGCGCCCAACACCCGCAACTACAACGAACCGGGCGCTGGCCGCCTTCGCACCACCGCCACATGGGGCCGTGAAGGCGATGGCAGCACCGGCGTCTTCTACCCCGTCTGGACGATCATCGACGGAGCGCTGCTCAACCAGGCCGAGGCCAGCGTCGGCGATAGCTTCTCCGAGGCGCTCGCTCGCTACGACCGAGAGAGCAACGGCAACTACATCGTCACCGGCCTCGGCGTCACGGCGCTGGGCCTGGCGGCCGGCGTCAACGCCTTCTCGGTGCGTGATGGCGTCGGCAACATCTTCGGCTACAAGATCGACAAGCTGGCCAGCACGCGCCTCACCTATGCCGAGGATCCAGACCTGGAGCTGGTCGACGCTGAGCCCGACACCTTCACCGGCACGACCGGCGGCAGCGCCACCATCCAGCTGAACCGCTTCCCGGTCGAGAGCATTCTCGAGGTGGTGATCACCCGCGAGAAGACCGTCACCATCACCCGTGGCGGTGTCAGCGGCGGCCAGGACACCCTCCCTGATGTGTCGGTGCTGAGCATCGAGAGCATCACCCAGGGCGGCACCACCTACACCGCGACGACCGACTTTTTCCTCAACGGCGACAAGGTGGACTGGAGCCCTGGCGGCGCTGAGCCGGCACCCGGCTCCACCTACTCGATCACCTACCGCTACCTGGGGAACGTCACCCCCTCGGCAGTGGATCTGCAGGCCGGCAGCTTCACGGTGACTGGCGCAGTCAACGGCACCCTGGTGCTCACCGACTACCGCTGGAAGCTGCCGCGCTACGACCGGATCTGCATCGACCGCGAGGGCATCTTCTCCCGCGTCAAGGGCATCAGCAGCAGGTTCACCGCCCTGCCGCCTGCAGTGCCCGGCAACCTGCTGAGCCTGGCGACGATCGAACAACGCTGGGGCCTCACGCCGAACGTGACCAACGACGGCATCCGCGCGATCCCCTTCGACCAGCTGGAGCGGATGCGGTCGCTGATCGTCGACCTGTTCGACCTCGTGGCAGTGGAGCGGCTCAAGACCGACATCAGCTCGCGGGAGCCCAGCAGCAAGCGCGGTGTGTTCGTCGATCCCTTCATCGACGACGACCTGCGCGACCAGGGGGTCAACCAGACCGCCTCGATCGTCGATGGAACCCTGCAGCTGCCGATCGCACCGACGGTCTATCGGGCGCCGGACAACAACGACCAGGACTGGATGCTCCCCTACACCGAGGAGATCATCCTGTCGCAGACGCTGCAGACCGGCGGCAGCCCGATCAATCCCTACCAGGCGTTCGATCCGATCCCGGCGGCGGTGGTGCTGACGCCTGCAGTGGATCGCTTCACGCTCATCGACACCATCTGGACATCGCCTGCAACCCAGCAGATGACGATCTTCCAGGGCGCCGCGGGCCGCCTGCTGACGGCCACAACAACCGCCACTCGCACCGAGCTGCTGAGCGAAAGCCAACGGCCTGCAGAGTTCCTCCGCCAGATCCTGGTCAACTTCACTCTGCAGGGCTTCGACCCGGGTGAGACGCTCACCCAGGTTCTGTTCGACGGGATCAACGTCACCCCAGCCTGATAGCCAGCCATGCCACTCACAGCCAACTCAGCCGGTCAGATCACGGGGTCGTTCACGATTCCGTCCAACGTGCCCGTGGGCACGAAGCGCGTCACGTTCCTGGGCAACCAGGGCAGCTTCGGCGCGGCGCGGTTCATCGGGTCCGGCACGATCCTCACCCGCACGCAGCGGCAGCTCACCACCATCGAGACGCGGTTCTGGGATCCGCTGGCGCAGACCTTCCGACTGGATCAGCCGCGGCACCTGACGAGCGTGGAGTTCAAGTTCACCGCGCGCGGCAACACCGCGAACAAGGTCTACCTGGAGATCCGCGAGACGGAGCTGGGCCTGCCCAACGCCACCACCCTCGCGGAGGGCGTGCTGCAGGGCACGGCGATCACGGTGGGGGCGTGGAACAAGATCACCTTGACCCGGCCGGTGTTCCTGCAGGCCGGCGTCGAGTACGCCATGGTGCTGCTCACCGATGACGCTGTGCATGCGGTGGGCCTGGCGGAGCTCGGCAAGTTCGATGCCAGCGCCCAGCAGTTCGTCACCTCGCAGCCGTACACGATCGGCACGATGCTCAAGTCGAGCAACGCCTCGACCTGGACGCCGGTGCAGGAGAGCGACCTGACGTTCCGCATGTACGGGGCGAAGTTCACATCCAACACTCGCACCGTGGAGCTGGGCCAGCTGCGCGGTGCAGTGGTCGCCAGCCTGACCCGCTCGGGCACCACCGCCACGCTGACCACGAGCACCCCGCACGGGTTCGCCACTGGCCAGAAGGTGGTGATCAGCGGCGCGACGCAGACCGCCTACAACGGCGCGTTCACGATCACCGTCACCAACACCACGACGTTCACCTACACCGTGACCGGCAGCCCGGCGACGCCCGCAACCGGCACGATCCTGGTGGCCTCCGGCGACATCACCGACCTGGTGGCCCTGGCCGGCGTCGAGCGGGTGAGCAGCGCCACTGATGCCGAGTTCATCTTCACCAGGCCTGACGGCTCGCAGATCCGTGGCGCAGACAACGCCCGCATCCAGCTGGCTGAGGATCTCAACGTGGCGCTGACGCTCTCGGCGGTGCTGCGCGGGACGGAGAACGAGAGCCCCTACCTGTTCGCCGGCACCCAGGCGGTCTACGGCAACCTCGGGGAGACCGCCACCTATGTGAGCCGCGCGGTGCCGTGCGCATCGGGCGCAAAGGTCAGCGCCACCTTCGAGGCGCTGCTGCCTGGCGGATCGAGCGTGCTGGTGGAGTTCGAGAAGAGCGACGGCACCTGGCAGACGGTGGCGCTCACCAGCAGCGCATCGGTTGGCGACGGCTGGGTGGAGCGCATCCACACCGTGGCCAACTTCAGCGCCGGCGGCACGACCACCCGCGTGCGCCTCACCCTCTCCGGTTCCGCCGCGGCCCGACCGCAGCTGCGCCAGCTCCGCCTCGTGGTGATCTGATATGCCGATCGACGACAGGACAACCAACCGCAGCTACCAGCTGCCCAACCAGGGCAACCTGCTGAGCGATGACGTGCCGCGGCTGAGAGCGGCGCTGGCGGCCATCGATGCCGATGTCTTCGCCAGGCCGACATCGGCCGAGGTAAACCAGCTGCTGACCGATCTGATCGGCGGCGCACCGGGCGCGCTCAACACGCTCAACGAGCTGGCGGCAGCGATGGGCGACGATCCCAACTTCGCCGCCACCATGGCCACCCAGCTGGCGCTGAAGGCCGATGCGGATGACGTCTACAACAAGGCGGAGTCCGACGCGCGCTACGTGCAGGGCCAGACGCAGGCGGAGATGGTGTTCATCGCCACCGCGAACCAGAGCGCCTTCACCCTCTCTACCCCGGTGATCAACAAGCCATCGGCGCTGGTGACGGTCGATGGCGTGGTGCAGCCGACGAGCGAGTACAGCCTCAACATGGCCGGCACGGTGCTGACGCTGAGCGAGGGCGTGCCGCTGGGAACCGTGGTGCGGGTGCTGGCGCTGGGCGTGGCGTCTGTGGGTGCGCCGGGCGACGACACGGTGACGACCGTGAAGCTGCGCAACGATGCGGTGACGACGCCGAAGATCGTCAATGGCGCGGTGACGGAGGAGAAGCTGGCCAATGGCGCAGTCGGCACCGCCAAGCTGGCCAACGCTGTGGTGACTCCCTCCAAGCTGTCTCAGCCGCCCACGTTGGGGACGGCCAAGGCCGGCACCGGCGCCGTCATCGACTACACGCTCATCCCGTCCTGGGCGCGGCGGCTCAAGGTGGCGATCAACGGACTCAGCACCAATGGCGCCAGCCCGATCATCATCCTGCTCGGCACCTCCGCAGGCTTTCAAGCCACCGGCTATGCCGGGTCGGTCTTCAACGAAGTCACCACGGGGGGATCGGCGGGAGGCAACTACAGCGGCACAGCAGGCTTCCCGCTGGTCTACACCTGGGCCAGCGGCGGGCTGCTCACCGGGATGATCGAGTTCATCAACATCAGCGAAAACGTCTGGGTGGGCTCTGGTCAGTTCGGCAGAGCCGATGCCGCCGCATTCCACCGCACCGCCGGCGCGAAGGATCTTGGTGGTGTGCTCGATCGGTTGCGGATCACCACCGTCAACGGCGTCGATCTATTCGACTTCGGCCAGGTCAACTTGCTCTTCGAATAATGCCCCTTCAACGCATCCCCGGCGCCATGGTGTCGGACTCGACCCTCGGCCGCAACGACATGGGTGAGTCGATGATCCGTCTCGGCACTACGCAGGCCACTACCAGCGGCGTGGCCAAGGAGTTCACCGGCATCCCATCGTGGGCCCGGCGCGTCACCCTGCACCTCTGGTTCGTCTCCACCAACGGCACGGCCAACCTCCTGGTGCAGCTCGGTACGGGCGGCGCGCCAACCACGTCGGGTTACACCGGCCACAGCACCTTCTCCTGGGTCAGTCCCGTGCAACAAGACGTTGTGCTGATCTCATCCGTGAACGGCATCCCGATCTTCAACAACGCCGCCGGCTACAGCCACTTCGGCACTCTCACCTTCAACAACATCGGCGGCAACTCTTGGGTGGCATCCGGCTCGCTGGTCACCGGCGGCACCCAGGGCTCCACCATCTCCGGTGGCTTCATCGAGCTGGCCGGCGCGCTCGACTGCCTGCGCATCGTCACCGCCAACGGCACCGACGCCTTCGACCAAGGCGCCGTCAACATCACCTGGGAATGAGCCCCCAGGCCAGCACCCCTAGAATCAACCCGACAGGAGGCTTCCGCCCATGACCACGACCTTCCTCCATGGTGTGGAGGTGCTCCAGATCGACACTGGGGCTCGCCCAATCCAGACCGTTCGATCCAGTGTGATCGGCATCGTCGGCACTGCGCCCGATGCAGACGAGCTGAAGTTCCCGATCAACACCCCGGTGCTCATCACGCGCCGCAGTGAGATGGCCGGCCTCGGCGAGGCAGGCACGCTGCAGCCGGCGCTCGATCTGATCTACGACCAGGCCGGCGCTGTCGTCGTGATGATCCGTGTCGAGGAGGAGGGCACTGAAGCCGCCACCATCGACAACGTGCGCGGCGGCATCGACAACGGAACCGGCGCCTATGAGGGCGTGCATGCGTTCCTGGCGGCCGAGAACGCCGTCGGCTTTGCGCCACGCATCCTCATCGCCCCCGGCTTCACGCATCAGCGCACCAGCAACGGCATCCTCTCGATCGCCGTCACCACCCAGGGCAGCGGTTACACCACCGCCCCGGCTGTGACCATCACCGGCGGCGGCGGCTCTGGCGCTACCGCTGCTGCGGTGCTCGGCACCGGAGCGAACGCCGGCAAGGTGGTGAGCATCACCATCACCAGCCCGGGCAAGGGTTACGCCACCGACCCCACCATCGCGATCGCTGCGCCCCCTGCAGGCGGCGTGCAGGCGGTGGCCGGCGCGGTCACCCGTGGCGCCGTCCGCTCCGAGGTGCTGGCCGAGATGGTCGGCATCGCGCAGCGCCTGCGCGCGGTGATCGTCGCCGACGGTCCCAACACCACCGACGCAGCCGCGATCCAGATCGCCGATGACTTCGGCTCCGATCGCATCTACGTGGTCGACCCCTGGGTGTTGAGCGACGGGGCCAGCATTCCCGCGAGCTCCGCTGTCGCCGGCCTGATCAACAAGGTCGACAACGAGAAGGGCTTCTGGTGGAGCCCCTCCAACAACGAGATCAACGGCATCGAGGGCACCGCCCGCGCGATCGACTTCGCGCTCGGCGATTACACCTCCCGCGCCAACCTGCTCAACGAGCAGAAGATCGCCACGATCATCCGCGAGCAGGGCTTCCGCCTCTGGGGCAACCGCACCCTAGCGATGGATCCGAAGTACGCCTTCCTCTCGGTGCGGCGCACGGCGGACATGATCAACGAGTCGATCCTCCGCGGCCACCTGTGGGCCGTCGATCGCTGCATCACCGCCACCTACCTCGAGGAGGTGCAGGAGTCGGTGCGGGAGTACCTGCGCAGCCTCAAGGCGCGCGGCGCCATCCTCGGCGGCGACGTCTGGGTGGACCCTGAGCTCAACACCCCCGTGAGCATCAGCAACGGCCAGGTGTTCTTCGACTTCGACTTCACCCCGCCGTTCCCTGCCGAGCGGGTCACCTTCCGCTCCCACCTGGTGAACACCTACATCACCGACCTGTTCGCCTGATCATCCCCCCACCCGCTCACCTCTCAGGATTGACCCATGGCACAGATCCCCCGCACGCTGAAGAACTTCAGCCTCTTCGTCGATGGCCAGGGCCTCGCCGGCACCATCGACACCCTCACCCTTCCCACCCTCACCACGAAGATGGAGGAGTTCCGCGGCGGCGGCATGGACGCCCCGGTGGAAGTCGACATGGGGATGGAGAAGCTGGAGGGCACCTTCGTGCTCCTCGAGTACAACCCCGACGTCATCGCCCTCTATGGCCTGGCGTCGGCCAACACCCAGATGACCGCACGCGGCGCGATGCGTCGTGATGGTGAGGACGCTGTGCCTGTCGTGGTCAACATGACCGGCGTGGTGAAGCAGGTGGAGAAGGGCGACTGGAAGGCCGGCGATCAGTCGAGCCCCACCTTCACCTACGCTTTGCGCTACTACAAGCTCACCGTCGGCGGCCGCGAGCTGGTCGAGATCGACAAGGTGAACATGATCCGCCGCATCAACGGAGTGGATCAGCTGGCCACCATCCGCCAAGCCATCGGGGTCTGATCCATGAGCAGCAAGAAGCGTCCTGAGGGCAGCGCCAAGGTCGTCTTCGACTTCCCCGAGATGATCGGCGGCGTCGAGGTCGACTTCCTGGTGATGCGCCGGCCCAAGGTTCGCGACAGGGTGGAGGCGGCCAAGGCCTCCACCAACGAAGGCGAGCAGGCTGTGCATCTCGTGGCCAACCTCTGCGAGGTTCCGGTCGACGAGATCATGCAGCTCGACGACGCCAACTGGGGCAAGCTGGAGGCTCAGGTCGTGGCTTTCAGGATGGCCAGGTCGTAGCAGTGGAGTCCCTGCGCCGGGCCGTTGTGATCCTGGCGAAGGCGACCGGCTGGGGCCTGGCCGAGATCCTCGACATGGAGCTGGCCGACTTCTGGTCCTGGCTCGCATCCGCCCAGTCGGTGGACAATGAGATCGCGGAGAGGGTGGGCTCATGATCGGCGGCGGCGCGCAGAAGATCACGGTTGAGATCGGCGGCAAGATCGCCGCCAGCCTCGGGGCCAGCCTGCGCACCGCTCAGGTGCAGGTGTCGTCGTTCGGGCGGAACGTGAACCGCACGATGAACGACGCGGCGACTGCCGGCCGCAAGGGCTTCAAGGGCATGTTCGACAACGCGCTGTGGCAGCAGGCTGCCGTCGGCGCAGCGGGGATCGGCGTGGCCCTCGGCGCGAGCATCCGCCAGGCGGCCAGCTTCGAGCTCATCCTGAGCGACATCGGCAAGACCGCCAACATCGGCCAGGCGGAGCTGAAGGGCCTGTCCGGTGAGCTGCTGCGCCTCAGCGGCCGGAACCTCACCAACCTGTCGCCAGAGAAGCTGGCAGCCGGCATCCAGGACCTGGTGGCCCAGGGCCTGGAGCTGAAGGATGCCGTCGCATCGATGGAGTCGCTGGGCAAGGTGGCGACCGCCACCAACTCCGACCTGCTCGACGTCACCAAGACCGGCTTCCAGCTGCAGAACGCGCTGAAGATCCGCCCGACGGAGCTCAAGGCCACCTTTGACGCGCTGGCGTTCGCAGGCAAGCAGGGCGCCTTCGAGCTGAAGGACATGGCGCAGTTCATGCCTACCATCGCCGCGGCCGCCGGCAGCCTTGGCATCCAGGGCAAGGAAGGTGCAGTGGCCCTGGCCAGCATGATGCAGATGGTGCGGAAGGATGCGCCTGATGCAGGCCAGGCCGCGACGCGCCTGACCGACGCGATGCTGAAGCTCACCGCGCCGGATGCGGTGAAGCGCTTCGCCAAGTTCGGCGTCAACATCGAGCAGGTGCTGAACAACGCGAAGGCCCGGGGCATCAACCCGATGGAGGCGGCCGTCGCTGAGCTGCAGCGGGTGACCGGCGGCGACGTGTTCAAGCTCTCCCAGATCTTCGGCGACAAGGAAGCCAAGCTGGCCCTGATGTCGCTGATGAAGTACCGGCAGGAGTACGCGAAGCTGAAGGCTGACGCCGGCGGCGCGGCCGCGGCCGGCACCGTCGACCAGGACTTCCAGCGCAGCCTGGCCACCTTCCAGGGCACGCTCACCAGCTTCCAGAACAGCGCGCAGCGGCTCGGCATCGTGGTTGGCAATGCCCTGCTGCCCCCGCTAACCAAGCTGGCGGTAAAGATCACGCCAATCGTTGAGGGCATCGCCAGCTGGGCGGCCAAAAATCCGGGGTTGGCCAAAAACATAACGATGATCGGCGCAGCAATCGCTGGACTGACCATGGCGTTGCCCGTCATTGCTGGCGTGGTTGGCGCCATTGGGCTTTTGGGTGGCCCGGTCACGTTGGCGATCATCGGCGTCGGCGCAGCCCTTGTGGCGCTGATTGCCAATTGGGGCGCAATGAAGAAAGCCGCCAGCAACGCATGGGCATGGATTCGAACCGAAGTCATCTCGACATGGGAGGCGATCAAATCTGAATGGGGGCAGTTCACCGGATTTATTGGTGGCGTCTTCAATCGGGCGGTCCAAATCATTAAGTCGTGGGGGCCCAAGGTGCTGGAGACTTTGTTCCCGATCCCGGCGCAGATCATCCGCCTGTTCACCGGGGCCGGCATCGGCCAGCGGATCATCACCTCCATCATCGATGGCCTCAAGGCCCGAGCCGGTGCGCTGTTCTCCTGGATCGGCGGCGCTGTCTCCCGCATCAGCTCGATGGTCGGCGGTGGCGGCGCCACTGTCCCTGCAGCGCCGGCTGCTCCGCCGGTCTCCCCCGCCAACAACATCCGCCCCATCCCAGGCCGTGCCGTCGGTGGCCAGGTTCGCGCGGGCTTCCCCTACATCGTCGGCGAGCGGCGCCGCGAGCTGTTCGTGCCCGGCTTCGATGGCGCGATCATCCCTCGGATCGCCAGGCCCCTCACTGCTGGCGCACTCGCCGGCCTGCTGTCCGTCGCCCCGCCGGCCGCAGCTGCTGGCCCCGCCCGCGCGCTGCCTGCGCCTGCGCCCGCCCCCGCGCGCGCGAGTGCTGCTGCTCCAGCGGCGGCCATCACCATCAACGCTCCCATCACCATCACGGCCGCCGGCGGCGACGCCATGGAGATCCGCCGGCAGGTCGATGATGCCCTCCAGGACCTGGTGCGGCAGATGGAGTCCGCCTACCGCACCCTGCTGAACGACTGATGGCCGCACCGATCTTCCAACTTGGCAGCTTCCAGTTCGACCTGCCGAACGGTGTGCCCCAGTCCCTCGATCGCACCGCCGACTACCGGTGGGAGACGCAGGACCGGTTGCTGCGCGATCCTGCCGTCCAGTACCTCGGCCCCGGCAGCCAGGAGATCAGCCTCGATGGCATCCTCTACCCGGGCTTCTCCGGCCGGCAGGCCACCGTCGAGCAGCTCCGCACCCTTGCCGCCCAGGGCCAGCCCCAGACCCTCACCGATGGCCTCGGCCGCAACTACGGCAAGTGGGTCATCCGTCAGGTGCGCGAGGGGCAGGCGACCTTCGCACCCGGCGGTGGGGCCAGGCAGATCACCTTCCACCTGGCGCTGCTCCGCTACGTCGACGACAACCCAGGGCAGGCGGCCAGCCCCCTCGCCGTCGCCAGCAGCGCCATCCCATCCTCAGCGCTCAGCGCCCTGGTGCAGGGCCTCGGGCAGTTCACCGCTCCCGGCGGTGCGTTCAGCGACGTGGCCCTCAACGGCCTGGCATCCGTCACGGGCCTGCCCGTCTCCCCCCAGGCGGCCGGCCTCAACCTTGGCCAGGTGGCATCGATCGCACGCGCCGTCGTGAACCGCGACTACGTGGGCGCAGCGCTCGGCGCCTTCGGCCTCGCTGGCATCAACGCCGCCCAGGGCAACACCTGGGCGCAGGTGGGGATCAACGCCGCCCAGCTGGTGCAGCAGGTGGGCCAGGGGAATGGCGCCCCAGCGATCAGCGTCGCACTGCAGGCCCTCCGCCCGGCCACCTCCACCATGCTCAACACCCTCGGAGGTGGGACCGGCGGCGGCCAGGCGCTGGGCGATCTGATCAGCAGCGCCGCCACCATCTCCACCATCCTGGATGTCGATCCATTCGTCACCGAGGCCGTGCGCGGCGCGATCCAGCCATGACCCAGCAGCTCTACATCACCCGGCAGTTCGAGATGGTCGATGAGATCTGCCACTCCTACTACGGCCGCACCCAGCAGACGGTGGAGGTGGTGCTCGCCGCCAACCCAGGCCTGTCGGACATGGGCCCGGTCCTACCCGAAGGCCTGACGATCGCGCTGCCTGACATCCCAGAGCCCAGCGTGTCTGAGGTGGTGAGGATCTGGGATCCATGAGCACCCCCGCCTTCCGCGTCGTCGCTGACGGGACCGACATCACCGACAAGATCCGGGACCGGCTGATCAGTTTGCGCATCACCGACCAAGCCGGCCAGCAGAGCGACAGCCTGGAGCTCACCATCGACGATCGCGAGAAGCGCATGCCGGTGCCGCGGTATGGCGCATGGCTGCGCGTCTGGCTCGGCTACGACACCGGCGGCCAGAAGCCCGCCTACATGGGCGCGTTCGCCGTCGATGACGTGGACCTGAGCGGCGGGCCCCGCTCGATGGTGATCAAGGCGACCGCTGCACAGACCGCGCCAGAGCTGACGAAGGAAGGCCGGAGCCAGAGCTGGAGCAACAAGACTCTCGGGCAGATCGTCCAGGACATCGCGAAGCGCAACGGCCTCCAGGCGGTGATCAACAAGCCGCTGAGCGACATCCAGATCAAGCACGAGGACCAGACCAACGAGACCGACCAGAGCTTCCTCACCCGCCTGGCGGAGAAGTACAGGGCCACGATCAAACCGGCTGACGGGAAGCTGGTGGTGTTGGAACGCGGCAAGGGAGCCGCCAGTCCGGTGCCTAACCCAACCGGTCGCATCACCGCCGGCCAGGCCACCGCCCTCGCGCGGCAGGCGGGCTTCACCGGCAACGACGCGGTGATCATGGGCGCGATCGCCATGGCCGAGAGCACCGGCAACGTGCGAGCGCTCAATAGCAAGCCGCCCGATCTCAGCTACGGCCTGTGGCAGATCAACATGATCGGCGGCCTGGGCCCCGCGCGTCGCGCCCAGCTGGGTCTGTCGAGCAACGAGCAGCTCTATAACCCCGCGACCAACGCCACGGCCGCTCGGGCGATCTGGCAGCAGCAGGGCTTCAACGCCTGGTCGGTCTACAAGAGCGGCGCCTACCGCCGCTACCTCGATGCAGCACGGCAGGGCGGGGCCACGCTGGCTGGCCTCGATGCGCTGAGCCAGGGCAGCTTCACGATCAGGGAGCGGGAGGTGAGCACCTGGCGGGCGACGCTGAAGGGTCGCGGCGCCTATGGCGCGGTCAGCGCGAAGTGGCTCGATCGCACCACCAACAAGGAGAAGGTGCACACCGCTGGCCAGAGCGACGGCCAGCTGCCGACCTTCGAGGAGAAGCAGCTGTTCAAGACCGAGGATGAGGCGAAGGCCGCGGCCGACAGCAAGCTGCAGTCGTTGCGGTCGGGCGAGGTGCGCGTCAGCCTGACGATGCCGGGCCGGCCTGATCTGAACGCCGAGGGGAGCATCACCCTGCAGGGCTTCCGGCCGGAGGTGGACGGCACGTGGAATGCGAAGACCGTCACCCACGACCTGGGCCCGTCCGGCTACTCCACCTCGGTGGAGTGCGGCACCCAGGGGGATGAGAACGACGGATGGGTTGGTGGCCAGGCCAGCGGCGCGAACAACGGCCTGCCGGCTGGCGACAAGGCCCGGCTCCTCGCGCAGGCGGCCGAGCGCGCGCGCGGGATGAACACCAGAGGAGGCCCCGACGGCGGCAACAATGCTTGCCTGTTCGCGGTCAACAAGGTACTGAGGGGTGCCGGAATCACGCCGCCGTGGGGCAACAGCAACTACGTCCCCACCGCACGCAGCACGCTGGCATCTGGCGCCGGCACGCTGCTCTCAGGCCCAGAGCCTGGCGCCATCGCGATCATGCGCGACAACGGCAGCCCCCCATACCCTCACATCGGGATCGTCGGCAACGATGGCCGCACCATCATCAGCAACAGCAGCAGTCGCGGCAGCTTCAGTTGGGCGGCCGGTGAGGGCAGTTACACCAGCACCTATGGGCAGCGGCCGGAATACTGGCGGCTGAAGTAAGGTGCCCCCGTTGAGGCTTTCGCATGGCGGCTGATCACGACGTCTCCCATGGAGACATCCTCCACAAGGTTGGTCAGATGGAAGGCAAGCTCGATGCGCTGATCCTCAGCGTCAGCGAGAAGCGCAGCGACCTCGGCGAAGCGTTCAAGCGGATCACAGAACTGGAGAAGCGCGTAGCGCAGGGAGTGATCCTCACCGTCGTCATCGCGCTGTTCGCACCGCTCGTCTGGCAGTCAATAGGCTCCCGTATACACTTTGGCGAACCACCGGCTGAGGCCAGCAGCCATGACCAGCGAACAGGGACTCATCCCTGACATCATCCCGTTCTTCGAGCACTGGAAGGGGCTGCCGCATCAGCGGGCGGGGGCCCAGGAGTTCTGGGCGGCAGTGCCGGCCAGCCTGAAGAAGCGCGACGCCAGCTGGTACCAGACATGGCAGGCGGCCGGAAAGCAAGAGGACCCTCGCACCCTCAGCAATCCGCTGCAGGTGCCCTACTACAGCCAGCGCGACTCGGCCACCGAGCACGCCATGCGCATGTGCTTCAGCAGCTCCTGCGCCATGCTCCTCGAGGCGCTCAGGCCCGGCACCCTCAAGGGCCCGAACGGAGATGACACCTACCTGGGCCGCGTGCTGCGCTATGGCGACACCACCGATGCGACCGCGCAGATCAAAGCCCTCGCGCACTTCGGCGTCTCCGCCCGGCTGGATCAGACCTGCACGTCTGAGGACGTGAAGGCGCAGATCGACAAGGGCATCCCCGTGCCGCTCGGGTTCATTCACAAGGGCGGCCTGGGGAGCCTCCACGGCGACGGCCACTGGATCACGGCCATCGGCTACGACGACAAGCACTTCATCGTCCACGATCCGATGGGCGAGCTGGATGTGGTGAACGGCGGCTACATCAACAACTGGGGGGCCAGGCTGCGCTACACGTTCCGCAACTTCTGCCGTCGGTGGGAGGTGATCCCATCAGGCAACAGCTACCGCTATGCGCCCGGCAACGGCTGGGCCATCATCGCCACACGCTGATGCAACTCTCCGACCTGGTGCGCGTCTACCCTGATGCGCTCTCACGCGCCACCTGCAGCCAGCTGATCACCGGCTTCGAGGCCCTCCAGGGCGAGCACGTGCACGTGCACACCGAAGGACCGTGGTTCACCGAGCTCAACCTCACGCAGCGATGGCAGCGCGGGCACGAGATGGCGTTCGAGGCGATCCTGCCGTTGTTCGAGGCCTACTCGCGCGACCTGCAGATCTTCCCGACGCAGTGGCCCGAGCAGCTGGCGTTCGAAGAGCTGCGGATGAAGCGCTACCGGCCCGAGGGGGAGGAGGCCTTCCCGGAGCATGTGGACGTGGGCGATCACGCCAGCGCGCGGCGGTTCCTCGCGGCGCTGCTCTACCTCAACGACGTGGACGAGGGCGGCGCCACCGTGTTCCCCGGCTGGGGCCAGCAGATCCAGCCGGTGGCCGGGACCGTCGTGCTGTTCCCTCCGCTGTGGCCCTGGCTGCATGCCGGCCGGCCCCCGATCTCAGGGCCGAAGTACATCATCAGTTCTTACCTTCACTACACCTAACCTGGAGACACGGCGATGACTACCCACCCCGACCTGGCAAAGGCCTCCGCCATCCTCGGCATGGTGGGCGCCTCGATGGTGCTTGGCTTGAACGTAGCCGTGGGTGCGCTCTACATCCGCGACTGCCGAGTGAGCGGCGGCAGCTTCAATGAGTGCTGGGACCGGGGCCTGTCGATCTCCGGCTTGGGTTCTGGCGGCCCGCTGGCGGCCGCGCTGGGCATCGGCGGCTACGTGATCGGCGCCAGCAGGGGGCGCAAGGAAGGCCAGGAAGAGGGTTTCGCCGAAGGCTACTGGACCCTCAATCCTGACCTGCACCAATCCCCGGACAACCCCGACGGAAGAGGCCACTGATGACGATCGATCGCGTTGCAATGACCCGCCAGCTGCGCCTCCACGAGGGCGAGCGGCTCAAGCCCTACCGGTGCACCGCCGGGAAGCTGACGATCGGCATCGGCCGCAACCTGGAGGATCGCGGCATCACGGCCGAGGAGTCG